CCAAGATTGGCCGTTGCTGCTAAAGATAGCCGCACCAGCAGCACCTCCAGCACCTCCATAACCACGCATTTGACCACTTCCAGCGTTTACTGATAGACCAGCAGAACCATTATTACCTGCGGTTCCGTAAGTACCACCGTTACCACCGGGGCCACCGTTACCACCTCGGGTAGCAGTACCACCAGAACTTCCATTAGAAGGGCCGCCGTTATAGCCTTGACCTGTACCACCAGATCCACCATGACCACCAACCCAAAATCTAGAACCTAAATCAGAGACTTGACCAGTACCGCCACCTCCGCCACCGCCTCCGCCGCCAGAAATCTGACCGCCTGAGTTGTTGACTATAGTTACGTTTGCGCTTTTTACATTTATTGCAGGGCCGCCGGCACTACCGGGGTTACCGTTGTTATTATAGGAACTATGGTAGTTAGTTTGACCACCGGGGGAGTAACCACCAGAGCCACCACTACCACCATATCCCAAAACAGTGCCAGAGTTTTGAATTTCTAAATTTCCACCCATACCTGTTGTGACAGTTATAGCGTTGTTAGATGTACTTGTTGCACCAAGGGTGACTCCACTTGGAATAATATATACTTTGTTTTTATTCTCAGTCCAATCTGCTCCAAAAGCTGTTGCTAAATCAACATTTGTTGCGTTACTTGCGGTGATTTCTATAGGAGGTGCTGCTCCAAGACCCAGAAACATTTGCTGCATTATTCTAACCCTGCTCCTGATATGTAAGCACCTCCAGCAGAGGCAAAGTAAATAGTAGCAATTCCTCTTGTTAAAAGTGTGCGGTTTCCAGTTGCTCCACCGTCAGCAGAGTTATAAAGATTAAAACCAGCTCCTTGTGTAATAGTCATACTTGAACCGCTTGCATTAATAAGAGTTACTGCATCACCAGCTGAAAATACATTATTAGGAACTGTCCATCCACCTGATGTAGCAGGAATAGCTTTACCAGCATCAGCAGCTACTAATGTATAACCGCCAGTTTGAACACTTCCGTATGGTATTTTTCTTAAGTCACCTTTACCGTCTGCAATAGTCGTTCCTGTAACAGCACCTGTAAATGTACCACCAGATAAAGGCATTTTGGTAGCAATGCTGTTAGTTACAGTTGTAGAGAAGTTTGCATCATCACCTAAAGCTGCTGCTAACTCATTAAGAGTATTAAGAGTACTAGGAGATGAGTCTACTAAGTTAGATATTGCTGTATCTGTGTACGCAGTTGTAGCAACTTTTGTACTGTTGTCAGATGCAGACTGTGTTGTTGCAGTTACACCGTTTACAAGTACGCCTGTGCTAGTTGATATACCAGCTAGTATTGTTTGCTTTGCATCAGTAAATACATTACTGTCTGAGGCAGCTGCTACGGCTGCTCTGATTTCAGCATTAGTTTGATCTCCTGTTGCACCACTTTCTATACCATCTAATTTTGTACCGTCAGCAGCTACGTCTCTACCGTCAACAGTTCCAGAAACTGCGATGTTACCTGTAATAGTAGTAGCACCACTATTAACAGTTCCTGATACTGTGAGGTTTCCTGTTACGTCAACTCCATTAGAAACATCTAGATTTCCACTAAGACTAGCTCCAGTATTGTTTGTCTCAAATTTCTTACTACCATTGAAATATAATTCTACGGATCCGTCTTGTATTGCGTTAATCATTGCTTCATTATCAGCAGCATTATTAACTTGCAATCTGCTTGACGTTACTATCAAATCACCAGTTCCAGCATCTTGTATTCTGCTATGACTACCATCGTGATAAATTGCTAAATCTCCACCAGATTGACTACCAAATGTAAGTCTGTGGTTACTAGCACCAGTTGAATCACCGTTTACAAGAATATTACCTGTTGTTACTATACTTTGAGATCCAAAATCAGGAGATACCTTAGTTCCAGCTATTGCAGCACCAGCGTTAACGTCTCCGTTTGTAATTGTACCGTCTACTATATTTGCACTAGCTACGGTAATACCTGATGGTAAAGCTCCAGTTGCTAATTTAGATAAACCTATTGCAGCAGATCCGTTAATATCTGCGTTTACGATTGTACCGTCTACTATGTCTGCTGATTCGATTGTTAAGTTACCAGACACGTTTGAATCTGTAACTTTTACGTCTGAAGGTAATGTACCAGCAGCAATCTTACTTACTGCTATAGAGTCATTAGCTAATCTACCAGCAATAGTAGAGGACGAAACATTAGCCAAATCCTCTGCTGCTACTGGATGTCCTCCAGCAGTTGAGCCGTCATGTACAACAAGAGTTTCCTTGTCTGTATCTACTGTAACTTCACCCTCGGCTCCAGTAAAGCTACCATGTTGCGTGGTTGTACCACGTCTTAGTTTTAATAATTTTGCCATTAAATTGTTCCGAAGTCGAGTTGTAAGTTAGCACCATCTATAGTGCCGATGTTTGTTAAGTTGTTGTTTTGACCATCTAACGTTCCACCTAGTTGTGGTGTAGTGTCATCTACTACACTAGCTATACCTGAGTTAGATGTAATACCAGCCCAGATAGTTCCATTATAGTTTTTTAATACATTGTTGGTAGTATCAAACCAAAGATCACCGGGACTTGGTGAACTAGGTGCGTTAGCAGAAATTTGATACTCGTTAGCATATCTATTTACATCAGCTATAGACGAGCTAACTGTATTTACATTACTTATTGAACCAGCAGTTGTATTTATATTTGTACTATTATTAGCTACTGATACAACGTTTGCACTGATGTCTGAAACAGTCTTAATTGGATCATCTTTAACAGTTATAAGATTACCCATAGCATTACCATGCACGGCACAGTAATATCTAAAATTACCTGTAGGCTGTGTTTCTGGTATTACAATCTGTACTTTTGCACCAGCTTGACCAGCTGTACCTGTAACTGTTACGTTTGTAGTATAAGAACCTGAGTCTGTTTTAAATACTAAAGGATGGTTAGCGTTACTACTATCGCTTTGGTCAAAAGTATATGTCCAACCCTTATACAATGTAAGAGCCTTAGCAGGGTTTGATGTATCACCATCTATGACATATTTATTACCACCAGAGTTTACAACTGTAACGGTAAATGTTATTTCATCTTCTAGTGCATCTGCAACTATGTCGAGTGACCCGTTAGAGTTACCTGTAGATGCAGCATTAGTAATAAGACCTAGATCTTCACTGTATGTTATAGCACCTGATACAATAGCTACGTCATCAAGAACTGCTTGAGATGGTGTGATAATAGAAAATGCACTACCTGTATATACAAGTAAGTTATCGTTAGAACTATCAAACCATAAGTCACCTTCTTGTAAAGATGTGCCGTCTGCTCTTTGTGTAGGAGCACTGCCAGATATTTGGTATATATCAGCAAAGTTGTTTATGTCTACTACGTTTGCACCAGCGTTAACAATGTTAGTTATATTTGTTGCAACTGTTGTGACTTCTGTAGCCTTGGGTACGAGCCTATGAAAGCTATAAGTATGTAAGGTACTGGTTGATTCTACTAAAAAACCAAAGCCTGTAGGTATAGTAGAAGTTACACCTGTAATAGTTACAGTATTGCCTGTGCCTGCACCGTTTGCTATGGTAACTGTTGTACCGCTAGGTGTTAGTGTAGCTGTTGTAGCTGCGATACTTAGTATAGCTGACTGTCCTGTAGCTCCCTGTGGGTTAGTTGTTGGAAAACTTGTCTGGTTTGCAATAGCTGTAAAACCACCAACCTCGTCAATAAGGTCAATAATACGAGCATTGATTGCAGCTGTAGTAGCTACAAATGCGTCAGAGTTAGTCCAAGTTGCACCACTAGCAATAGTCTCACTAGAGTCTTGTCTAAGAAACTTAGCCTCAGCTTCTGTTTCTGTGTAGTATCTACTATCTAAAGATGTGGTATTCATCTCAGATAATGTAAGCTTGTCAGATTGTAGTAGTGTTTTTATCTCACTAGCAGTCTGATCTGCTGTAGCTGCTGTTTCTATACCAGCTAGCTTGCTCTGCTCTGCATCACTGAACTCGTTTGTATCAGCATTTG